GACCGCGACTGCGCCGAGTTCGGCTGGCGCTCGATGCGCGGCTATGGGCGGCGCACTTGGACGATGCGGGACGAGGCCAGCGGCCAGATGATCAACTTCCCGTTCTCGGACCCGCAGGTCAGTGACTACCGCGGCGGGGACGTTTACTTTTACAACTGGAGCGGCGACTACTTCAAAGACCTTCTGGCCGCCGCGCTCGAGGGCAAGGGTGACTTGCGCTGGGAGATGCCGTCGGACGTAAACCCGCTTTACCTCGAGCACCTCAAGGGCGAGTCCAAGGTCGAGGTCCGCACGGGCGTCTGGGAGTGGCGCGAGGTCAGGAGCAACGCGCCGAACCACGGCCTCGATACGTCAGCGATGCTTCTTTGTATGGCGACGATTGCTGGCGTGATCCGGTACGCGCCGCCGAAGACGTAGCAGGGCGGGCCGTCAAAACGCACTTTGACGGGGGCCGCTTCTTTATGGCGGCTGACAATCCGTTTCTCGACGTCGATGCGGCGACCCTTGGCGTGCTCAAGACCAAGGTGCTTGACGCGATCCAAGCCTGCCTGCTCAACACGTCGTACTCGCTCAACGGCAAGTCGGTCACGCGCGCCGATCTTAACACGCTCAACCGGATGCTAGGCGATATCGTGGACGCGATCGAGTATCAGAACGGCAACACGACGGACACGACTTTTGTCAGCTTCACCGGCAACTAAGATGCACACCTTCGACCCGGCCAAAGTTATCGCGCAGCGTCCGTGGTTCGAGCGCGCGCTCGAGGTCGTCGCTCCCGGCACCGCGCTGCGTCGGATGCAGGCGCGGGTCGAGGCCGCGCTGTTCTCCTACAACGCCGCGCAGACGAACCGGCTTTACGCGCCGATGCAGTACGGCCAGCCGAGCGAGTCCTCGCAGACGGTGCGGGAGCGGGTCGTGATGATGTGGGAAAGTCGTAACCTCGTGGAGAATTGCCCCGAGGTTAAGGAGATCAGCCGCAAGTTCGGCAACTACCTCACGCCGACCGAGTACTCGCCGAGCACGGGCGACCGCGATTACAACCGGCTCGTCAGCGAGTACTTCCACGACTGGTGCAAGGGCGCCGACGCGACCGGCCGCAACTCGTTCCGCAAGCTGGTGCAGGTGGCCGCGGAGAACCGGCCGGTCGACGGCGACTGCGGCTTCGTGATTCGCCGCGTGGGCGAGGGGCTCAAGGTGCAGCTGATTCCGGCGACCCGCATCGGCAATCCCAACGACCAAGGCGGCAACTCCGAGAACTACTTCGAGGGCGTGATCGTCGATGACTTCGGTGTGCCTGTCGCCTACCGGATCTACCGCGTGACGCGCGAAGGCGTTTACTTCGGAGCCGAGGACGTTCCGGCGGGCAACTTCTGCCACTACTTCGACCCGTTCCGCGTCGACCAGTACCGCGGCGTTACCGACTTCCACGCAGCGATTCAGACGGCGCGGATGCTGCACGAAATCCTGCAAGCCGAGAAGGCGGGCGTGCGGTTCGCCTCGCAGCAGGCGGCGCTTGTCTTCACCGACCGCGGCACGGCGAACGCGCGCAACCTGTTCACGCCGACGCCGAGCGCGACGCTGCCGAACGGACAGCAGCCGAAGAACGAGTTGAGCGAGGTCGGGATGATCAAGTACCTCGGCCAAGCGGACCGCGTGGAGACGATGCCCGCGCGCCCGAGCACGGCCTTCACGGGCTTCGTCGAGCATCTGATGCACGAGCTCGCGATTGCCGTCGGCATCCCGCAGGGCGTGCTTTTCGGTACGCAGAACTACAAGGGACCGAGCGTGCGCGCAGAGTTTGCCGCGGCGGATCGCGTATTCGCCCGCCATCAGGGCGTGCTCACCGACAAGGTGCTCGACCCGATCAAGAACGCGGTGATCCTCGACGGCATCGCCCGCGGCGAGATCCCGGCGCCTGCGACGCAGGACGGCGAGACTCCGGTGCAGGCGCTCAAGCGCGCGACCCGCGGCGAGTGGCGCTTCCCGCCCAAGCTCTCAATCGATGTTGGCCGCGACTCCGCGGCGAACTTGAACGAAAATCGGCAGGGCGCGAAGTCCTTGCAGGAGATCGCGGCCGAGCAGGGCACCGACGCCTTCACGCGCCTCGAGCAGATCGCGGCGGAAGCCGCGTACGTGGGCGAGCTCGCGGAGAAGTACGGCATCCCCGAGACCTCGATCCGCCTCGTCACCAATTCGCTGCCTTCGACTCCGGCTGCTGCCGCTGCCGCTGGTGAGATGGTCGGGGAATCCTCGGCCGATGCACAGGCCGCTTCGAGTGGGACGCCCGAGGACTCGGAACCCGACCAGCCCGCGACGCCTTCGGAGCTCGCGCGCTTTGCCGCCATCGACTTGACGCCTACCGACGCGATGGCCGCGGAGGCGCGCCGCGGGCTGGAGTGGCGCGACAAGCACAACCGCGGCGGCACGGCCGTGGGCGTTGCTCGCGCTCGCGACATCAGCAACAAGAAGTCGCTATCGCCCGACACCGTGCGCCGTATGGTCTCGTACTTCGCGCGGCACGAGGTGGACAAGCAGGGGACCGGATTCTCGCCGGGCGAAGACGGCTACCCGTCCGCGGGTCGGATCGCGTGGGCGCTCTGGGGCGGCGACGCCGGGCAAAGCTGGGCAAAGGCCAAGGCCGCGCAGATGGAGCGCGAGGAGTTGAGCCGCCCGGCGACCGTGCGCGAGGCGCTCGAGGTCGGGCGCAATCGCGCGAAGAAGCCGCTCGAGAAGCTGGCCGAGAAGGCGAGCAAGCTATCCGCAGTCCGCGAGAAGCTGGGCCAGAACGCGAGATCAGAGGCGCAGATCGAGCAGGCGCTCAAGCGCATCGGGTTTGAGCCGAAGCCGGCCGCGCCCGTGCCTGCGCCCGCGCCCGTCGTCTCGCTCTCGGACGCCCGCAAGATGCTATCTGAGCGGACCGACTCCGAGGATAAGCTGTCCTCGCTCCTTGCTAGCGTCGCGGATCGTCGCGCGAAGATCAACGCCTCCCGCAAATCCTGACTATGCACAGCGTCCTCGACGCCATCATCGCGAGCAACGAGCAACTCGGCAAACGCGCGGAGCAATTCGCGCAGCTGCTGGTTGAGCACGACAAGACGCTCGACGAGTTGCTCGAGCGCATCGGCAAAACGGTGCCCGAGATCCGAAAGGAGCTTGACGCGCGACTGGTCGATGCAGTGCCGGGCCTCGTCAGCGACGCATACGCAAAGTACAACGAAGACCTCGAGGCGCGCTGCCGGGCGGCGCTCTCCGAATCTCAGACGAAGCTTGAGGCAGTCCGCGCGGAGATTGTCGCGCTGGCGTCGCAGCATTTCACCGAAGCCGAGAAGCAGATCGGCGTCACGGCCGAGCAGATCGAATCGCGCATCCTCGGCGCGCTGACTGGCGCCGCCGCCGAGCGCATCGAGAAGCTCGAGCGAGGACTCGTCATCGAGATTCAGCACGCGGTCAACGCGGCGCTGCCGAAGCAGGAGTTCGCCGCGGCGCCGGGCTTCATCGACTCGTACCGTGGGCAATGGCGCGAGGGGATGGTCGCGCAGCGCGGCGACTTGTTCTCGTGGTACGGCTCCACGTATCTCGCGCTCGAGGACACCAACGACACGCCGGGACGGCGCAACGTCGGACGCGAGGGCGCGAAGTGGGCGGTGATCGCGGCGCGTGGTGCAGGTGGCGGAGGCGGAGGCGGCGGAGACTCGCTGCCTTCCCAGACCGGCAACGCGGGCAAGTTCCTTAAAACCGACGGCACGTCGGCGCTCTGGGAATCGATCCCCGGCGGCGGCGATATGCTCGGCGCGAACAACCTGACCGACGTCGCGTCCGTCACGGCAGCCTTCGCGAACATCAAGCAGGCCGCGACGACGACGGCCTCGGGCGTGGTGACCTTCGCGACCTCGGGCGAAAGCGCCGCGCTGAAGGCCGTGCAGGCCAACGACGCGCGCCTGTCCGACTCGCGCACGCCGACCGCGCACGCCTCGACGCACGAGAGCGGAGGCAGCGACCCAATCGACTTCCCGGTTGATTCGGTCTTCGGCGCGACGAACACGATCACGCAGGTCGATTACCTCGCGCTGAACGTCTCGAGCACGGTCGCCGTCACGACGGCTAAGGCGGTCTGGAACGCGACCGAGTCCACGCTCGAGCTCGGGTTTAATTCCTCGACCTCGACGATGGTCGGGATGGATCTGCACGCGCTGGTCTACAACCAGAGCGGCTCGCCATTCTCCAAGGGCCAAGTGGTCAAGGCTGACGGCTCGAGCGGGACGCGGCTAAAGGTTTCGCTCGCGCTCGCGACCAGCGACGCCAACTCCGCGCAGACGCTTGGCGTCTGCTCGCAGACCATCAGCAACAACGGCAGCGGCGTGATCATCACGCAGGGCGTGCTGCGCGGCATCGACACCAACGCCTTCAACGAGGGCGACACGTTGTACCTCTCCGCGACCACGCCGGGCGCGCTGACCAACACGCGGCCGACCGCGCCGCTCCACGGCGTCCGCATCGGCTACGTGGTCAAGAAGGCGGGCGTCGCGGATGGCATCATCTTCGTCGACGTGCAGAACGGGCTCGAGCTCGAGGAGCTCCACGACGTCGCGATCACTGCCGTCCAGAATAACGACATCATCGCCTACAACGCCTCGACGACCGTCTGGCGCAATCGGCAGCTGTTCGACTCGACGGCGCCCGCGGCGCTTGCGGCCTCGGCGACGGCGGGCGTCTCGGTCACCGCGGCGCGCGTCGATCACGTCCACGCCCGGCCGACGTTCGACGAGCTGACCATCAGCGGCGAGGCGCAAGGCGACATCTTGTACCGTTCCGCGACCTCGTGGGCTCGCCTGCCTGCGGCGACCGCGGGCTACATCCTCCAGACCAACGGCTCCGGCGCGAACCCAAGCTGGGCGCAGAACACGGGCGGAAGCGGCGCGCCGACGGATGCCGAGTACATCGTCGGATCTGCCAATGGCTCGTTGAGCAACGAGCGCGTGCTCGGCAACTCAACGTCGATCACGGCCAACTTCGCGACCGGCGGGCAGGTCACGCTCGAGCGCGCCGCGCTGACGGGCGACGTCACGGCATCGCAGAACAGCAACTCGACGACCATCGCGAACGATGCCGTCAGCAACGCGAAGCTGGCCAACGTCGCTACCTCGACGATCAAGGGCCGCGTGACCGCGGGCACGGGCGATCCCGAGGATCTGACCGGCACGCAGGCGACGACGCTGCTTGATACGTTCACCGATTCGCTGAAGGGTCTTGCGCCCGCGAGCGGCGGCGGGACGACCAACTACCTCCGCGCGGACGGAACGTGGGCGCAGCCTCCCGGCACCGGAGGAGGCGGCGCTCCGACCGATGCGGACTATCTGGTCAAGACCGCTAACGGCTCGCTGTCCGCGGAGCGCGTTGTGACCGACTCGACCTCGATCACGGTTAACTGGGCGACGGCCGGTCAAGTCAGCTGGGAGCGGGCGGCGCTCACGGGCGACGTGACCGCGTCGCAGAACTCGAACTCGACCACGATAGCGAACGACGCTGTTACCAACTCTAAGCTCGCGAATATGACCGCGAGCACGATCAAGGCGCGCGTCACGGCCTCGACCGGCGATCCTGAGGACGCGAGCCTGACGCAAGTCCTCGATCTCGTCGGCTCGGTCACGTACGGCGACATCTTGTACCGCGACTCGACTTCGTGGGCGCGATTACCGGCGGGCACGTCTGGGCATTATCTCAAGACGCAGGGCGCAGGCGCGGCTCCGACGTGGTCCGCGGTCAGCGGAGGTGGCGGCGGATCGACAAACCTCTGGATTGCGGCGTCACAATGGATCCCGCGCACGACCACGGGCGTCGGCGTGGACTCGACCGAGACGACGACCAATCGCCAGAACTTCGACCAGCTGCTGTTCGACGCTGCAACCGATGAGTTCGCGCAGGCGCTCGTCGTGATGCCGAGCAACTACAACGCGGGCCAAGTCACCGCGCGCTTTTACTGGACCGCAACGACCGGCTCCGGCGCCGTGGTCTGGGGGTTGCAGGGTCTCGCCTACTCGGACGACGACGCGCTCGATACTGCGACCGGCACGGCGCAGACTGTGACCGACACGCTGCTCGCCGCGAACGATATGATGATCTCCGGCGCAACCTCCTCGGTCACCATCGGCGGGACGCCCGGCGCGAACAAGGCGGTTCAGTTCCAGATCTACCGCGACGCCGACGCGGGCGGCGACACCCTCGCCGTGGACGCCCGCCTCCTTGGCGTCGAAATCTCCTACACGTCGAGCTGATGAGGGCGCGGCAGAGACATCTGAACGCTAGGCACGCCGGGGCGATGTTCGTCCTAGATGCCCGATTCATTGACCAGTCGGACAATACTGCCGTCAGCACTTGGGCGGATCGCAGCGGAAATGGCTACGACGTATCGCAGGCCACAAGCGCCAATCAACCAACTCTTCAGACACAAGAACAAGGTGGCAGTTCTATTGTTAGATTCGACGGGTCTAATGATTTTCTTCAACGATCAGACACCGGATTTCCAACGGGCGATTTGACCATTGTCGGTTGCCATAAGCAAAATACCACCCTGTCTAATTTTACGGGGGCTATGGTTTTCCATTATGGTGCCGCTAGCATAGGTTCAGCAGTTTTTTACTTTTATCGCACGGATGCAAATATGCCGAATAGCTCATTCGGTATCTCTCAATATGGTGATGCAGTTGGAATTCAAAATTCAACTGGGTCGTTCATTGTTGGAAGCATTTACCGGTCTGGCACAAGTTATTATGTCCGTCGAAACGGGGGAAGTGCGGCAACAAAAACGATGACAACTAATACTTCGCTTTACGGAACAAATGGGTTTCGAGTTGGGCAAGGAAACCCCGGAGTCGCAGGAAGTTTTCTAAATGGAGACATAGGGTCAGTTATTGTTTTTGCTTCAAATTTAAGCGACAGTCTGCGGCGTAGATTCGAGCTGCAATTTGGATTAACTTGGAAAATCGCCTGCTCGTAATGACCACTTACCTCACCCTCGACTGCGCGCTCCGCGCTGAAACCGACCCCACCGCCATCGCCAACTTGGAGCGCAAGGGCTGGGTCGTCACCGTCCCGCCGAGCTACGACCCGGCCACCGAGCAGCCGCCGGTCTGGGAAAACTGCGCGTGGGTGGTGAAGCCTATCCCGCCTCCCGCGCCCTACCGCGTAAGCAAGGACACCATCACCAGCCGCGTGCTGGACGCCGGCAAGCTACCGGACCTGATGACGCTCATCGACGGCCTGCCGCCGGAGCAGCAGTTTCTCTGGGACAACTACGCGTGGTTCTGGAATAACAACCCGACCGTAAACGCGATGTGCGTCCAGCTTGGCCTCGACCCTGCCGTCATCCTCGCGCCCGACCCGTACCTTACGTGACCTTTAGACAACCCCGACAAATACAACGACTATGAGCGCCCACTTCACCACGCCCACCGACGAACTGCTCCTCCTCGCGGAGACGCTGGGCGAAGTCAAAACGAAGGCCGATAAGCTCGAGGCCGAGTTCGCGACGCAGGCGCGCCCGCTCGAGGCGGCGACGAACGCGCTTTCCGCGGCGCTCTCCGGCATCAAGGCGCTTCAATTTCACGTCCTCGACAACAACCTCGGGCAGTTGTCCGCGCGGGTCGAGGAGATGCGGAAGGCGGTTGACGAGCAGGTGGGCGTCATCGCGCTCGAGCTCAAGAAGGCCGACGAAACCAACGCGGCCAAGGCCGGGCAGGAGGCCGAGGCGCTTCGCTCCGAGATCGCGGCTTTGCAGGCGCAGCTGGGCACGCTGGGCGCGCAGTTCTCCGCGCAGCTGGAGCGGGTCGAGTTCTCGGCGAAGGAGGAGGCGAAGAAGCTCCAGCTGATCCCCGGTCCCGCGGGCGCGGCCGGTGCGTCGCTCAACCCGCGCGGCACGTTCATTGACGGCGAGACTTACAACCGCCTCGACGTGGTATCGTGGCTCGGCTCGTCCTACATCGCCGCCGTCGATGGCGTGACGGAGAAGCCGTCGCGCAACTCGAACCAATGGCAGGTGCTCGCCTCGCGAGGCGGCGGCGCTGCTGGAGGTGCGGGTGACTTTGGCTCGCTCGCGGGCGTTGCGCAGATCAATCAAGGCGGCACCGGCCAGACCACGCGGGCCGCGGCGCTCAATGCGCTTCTGCCGAGCCAGACGGGGGCGACGCAGTACATCCTGCTCACGGACGGCGCGGGCACGGTCAGTTGGGGCGCGCAGCCGGTCGCAGGTCTGCCGAGTCAGACGAGCAACGGCGGCAAGCTGCTCACGACGGACGGGACGAACGCGAGCTGGAGCAATGCGGTCACGGTCTCGGGGAACAACGCCACGGTGACGGGCACGCTGACGGTGAATGGCACCGGCACCTCTGAGTTTGGCGGGCTAGTGCGTATCACGGCTGGAGGGTTTCGGTCTTATGGCTCGATGACGTTAGGCGCAACCTATGCCGGGATGGGTGGCGGCTTTCAGACTAGCTACGACAGTCCAACAACCCGCATTTTCTACGGAGATGGCACCGGGTTCGATCTGCGTTTTGCGACGCGAGCGTCTTCGACGACGACTGATCGTTTCACGTTCTCTGATACCGGGAAGCTCACGATCAGCGGTACGGACATCTCCACGTCCACCTCCAGCGGTGCGCTGGTGGTGAGCGGGGGCGTGGGGGTGGCGGGGGCGATCTATGCGGGTGGCAATATCACGATTGATAAGGCTGCTCCCGATTTCACGCTTACTCGTTCGGTCAACACTAACAGCGGGCTTATCCAGCTCACTACTTCCACGACCTATGACTTTGCCATTGGTCTGCGGAATACGACTGACAGCGACCTGCACATCTACAATTACGGCACGTCCAATGATGCGCTGAAGATTGCACGCAGCGACTCGCTCGCGACGTTTGGCGGGGCCGTTCGTACTGCCGCTCCGTC